GGGCGATCAATGATTGGGTATACATGCCCAGCAACGGCCGCGTTGGCAGGGTGACCGAACAACGACATACGTCGTTGGGTCACACGTATGTAGTGGAATGGCCAGACCCGTCGGACTGCAGAAAGTCGTGCACTGCGGTATTGGAGGGACGACAACTACAAGCGGCACCAGAGCGCACCGATGCGTCGCTCGGCTGGCTTTGTGCCAAGCAAGCGGTGTTGGACGAAAAGTCACACCACACGCATTCTGGACCAGACCGGGTTGGTGCATTTATGCCGGAGCTTCTTACAAGAGCACAGGCCGCGCAACTGTTGTTAGTGTTCGTTTACTACCTCGGGATAAACGATGATGACAGTTGGCGTTTTGGCTTGCATGTGCGGAGGTGCCCGCGCGGCAACGTAAAGCACCATACGCGGTGCATATGCGCTGGGACCATTTACGAACGCATTGTAGAGAAATTGTTTCCGCAGTTGGTAACAGCCGATCCGGCGATACAGATAGGAGATCAGACAAATGAGGCGGCAGACGAGTGTAACCAAACGACGAGCAACAAAACCAAAGGCGCGTTGCGCGAAGACGAGTGATGAACTGACACAGGTCCAGCGACACCAGCTTGACGTTATGGCTGCGTGGTCCCGCGTGCAGACATTGGTTGATTTTCATGAAGAGTTGTGGTCGCGCCTCCGTGCTGCGCAGCTTGACCTAGTCGATGAAATTAGAAAGGTCCGTGGCCTTACTGATCCCATGCGCAACGGTGTGTTGGGCAACGAGCGCGATCCCAACGAGGATGATTAGGGCTTCGCCGTCGCAATTGGTTTGTGTGGTGACGAAGATTAGTGGTTGTCCCGTCGCAGTGGGTGGAAGGGTGGGCTATCGTGTGGCAGCGTTGGCAGGCAGCGCAGCGTATATTGGCATTAGGTGGCAGTGTGTCGGTTATTAGGCGGGCAGCCGTATCTGGTGACTACTACCGGGCCGAAATACACATGCCTTGTTGCTGTACAACGTACATCGCCAACGCTGCCACGTGGCAAGAGGCGCTGGGTAGTGTATTGGATGAAGTGTCTCGTGACAGGTGTGGAGAAGGCGCTGTTGGATAAATAGAGGGCGTTGTAGCATGAAAGAAAAGAAAGAACCACAACACGGAGCGTTGTGATGGACAAGCTGTCACCAGACAAAGAAAAACGGTTACAGGAGCTGCTGGCCCACGGTAACCGCTTGTTGGTTACCAGTCCATGCGGTGCAGCGCCACAACTATGCGTGGCAAGCATGCGGGTGGCAACATATGGCTATAGCTTCATTGGCGAGGCCCGCACGTGGATAGGCGCAGTGTCCAATATGTTGGGTGATGTCTTGTTGTATGAAGCGCAGTTGCACAAACAACAGCGCGTTATCAACGTGCCGCGTGACCAGTTGGGTGGCTAGCCATGCGTGAGGACACGATACATTTCATAATCGGCGCCACTACGCTATTGGCGTGGATATGGCTTATCGGGTTTGTGTGTAAGTTGGTGTATATGGTATTGATTTGAACAACAACGTGGGCGGCGTTTCGTTTCCGTTGCTGAGTCTGTTGTTGTCTATGTGTGAGCGGCTGTGCCAAAACGACAACACCGTAGTTATAGATCAGGCGGCCGACGCTGACTATGAGACAATCCCAAGTTGGGAAGTAAAGGCAAGGCGGGCTATAGGGGGCGTTTAATGCGGCGCATCTTTTGGCGTGTTGTGTGATAGCAAGGAGTAATTGATATGAGAAGCTGTGTCAGTCTGGAAAGGGCCACAGTGGCCGATGCCATCTATCTTGTGCTTGTGGATAATGAGGCGCTTGGTGTGCTTATTAGGGCAGACGCCCCAAACGCGCAGTTGTGTCTTAGTAGCTATGTGTCTTTGGTAGGCATTCGGCTATTGGAAGTTATTATGGAGTTGATGGGGGAGGCGATAACAACCAATGCGGAGCGGGTGTGTAAGTGGGAGGACCACATTGATTATGTCGTGCGGTCGTCCCCGCACCCGCCCGCGTCTGAAGGCAAACCGTAAGCTGGTGGTCCCCATTTGCTTCTTGCGCAGCTTGGTGTACATTCTAGACAGTTGACACGCGCCGGTCCGGGCGTGTTTTGCGGTAGAAACCGTAAGCTGTTCTGGAGCATACACCATGGCCAATGCTAAGGCACCGGTCGAAAAGGCAAAAACCGCCCCCGCCGTCCCCACCAGCTCCGCAGCCATATTCAGAAACCTTGCCGAGGTAGTGGCCAACACTACGCTAGACCGCACCGCGCTGGTGCGTCGTATGTTGGACCCGCGGCGCGACTTGAATGTCGAGTGTGGGTACATATCAGACCCCGAGGCGTCCGACTATGACGACATGTACAAACAGGAAGGCGTGGCCCGCCGCGTCGTGCATGTCGTCCCTGAGGAATGTTGGCAAGTCAACCCGGAGGTGTGCGAGACCGAAGACCCTGAAGAAACAACTTTTGAAAGGGCGTGGAAGGATCTGGAGGAAAAGCACCACCTGTACAGTGTCATGGCCAAGGCGGACGCGCTTAGCGGTCTTGGCCGTTTTGGCATCGTGTTGTTTGGTTTGCGCGACGGCGGCAAGTTGGAGCAACAGGCAAAGGCGGGCGCTGGCAGGGAACTACTGTATACGCGGATATTTGACGAATCGGTTGTGACGATAGCTGAAAGCGAACTCGACGAGCAGAACCCGAGGTATGGCCAGCCTGTCTACTACAACGTGCGGTTTGTGGGTATGACGGCTGGCGCGACAAACACAGTGACCCGTAAGGTGCACCACAGCCGGGTTGTGCACATTGCGGACAACTGCCGCATGTCTGCCGTGCTCGGTGAAAGCCGCATGCGGCCGGTGTTCAACCGCTTACAGGACTTGCGCAAGTTGTTGGGTGGTAGCGCAGAGATGTTCTGGCAGGGCGCCTTCCCCGGCTTGTCCTTCCAGGTAGACCCGCGGTTGTTGGAATCAGGTGCTGCAGAAATTGACAACGACGCATTGAAGGAGCAGTTGCAAGACTACGTTAACGGTCTGCAGCGGTGGTTGTCGGTTGTGGGTGTGGATGTCAAAAGCCTTGCGCCGGCTGTGGCGGACCCGGCAAGCCACATAGCCGAGCAGCTACGGGCTATTGCCATTAGTATCGGTGTGCCGTACCGAATTTTCATAGGCACTGAGGAGGGTAGGTTGGCTGGTGGCGAAGACGCTGTTGCGTGGGCAAAGCGTGTGCGGTACCGGCAGGAAAACCATGTAACCAGTATCATTGTGCAGCCATTTGTTGAGCGGCTTATCGAGGTGGGTGTGCTGCCGCCGCCCAAAACAGGCAAGGTGAAAGTTATCTGGCCGGATACACTGACACCAAGCGAAAAAGATGAGGCTGAGGTGTCGAAGATGCGTACCGAAGCCATTAAAGCCTATGTGCAAGGCGACGGGCATTTGATAGTGCCGGAGGACGCCTTCCTGGTTGACGTATTGGGCATAGACCCGGACAAGGCCGAGGAATGGCTGAAGACTATCGAAGACGCTGAGCGGGACGAGGAGGAAAGGCATGCTGCGGAAGCGGCAAAGGCGGCAGCGCAGGGCCTGCCACAGCCACCAGGACAGCAACAGCCCGGCCAACAGGGCCAACCACCCCAACCAGGGCAGCAGCAGCCGGCTACGCCAGCTACAGGCGGTGTGTAGTGGACAGGTACGATAGCAATGGGCTTTGGCGGGTGGTGACTCCTACCGCGGTCTATGGTGTTGTGGTGCGGTATGGGGTGGTTATCCAGGCGGCCCCAATAGCTCGTAGGGTGGTAGGCATGACGCTGGCGCAGCTTACAGGGTATGTGCGGGCCCGTCGTGGTGGCTTGCAGTGGGTTAGTAGGTGATGTATGGCCAGACGCCCAACGCGCACAGACCCAAGCCGTACCGGTCTGATTCGGCGGCGCTTCATATCTGATATCAATAAACGCTTTGCCGCCATACGCAAGGCGGTGTGGCGGCTTGTAGCTGTAGATGATGCCTTTGGGCTACGGAACAAAGGCGGGTTGTTATATTTGCAGGCGCGGCCGACCACCAATGCACCAGATTACCGGTTTCTGACAGACCCACAGAAGGTGATAGCGTTTAGGCAATGGTTGCAGCAACAGACGGATGCGGGTGTGTTGCAGACTACGGGCCAAGGCCGCCCCTGGTTGGCTACATACGTTGAGTCTGCCTACAAGAAGGGGCAATTGCGGGGCTACCGCCAAGTATACCGTGATCTTGTGGATACCCCGGCCGGTGTCCAAATGACAGACGACGGCCGGCTGTTAGGGGTGTCCTTCCAAGGCCCGGCCGCCATGGCACGTGTCGAAGGCATCTATACCCGTGCGTGGAATGACATGCGCGGCATAGCCGATACCATGGGGGCCCAGTTAAGCCGCGCGCTATCTTTGGGCTTCGCGCAAGGGCAGAACCCGTTGGACATTGCCCGTGTTATGGTGCGCCAGATAGACGGGCTGACACGCCAGCGGGCCCGCACCATTGCCCGTACCGAAGTCATTGCTGCCCATGCCGAGGGGCAGTTGGATGCCTATGAAGCGCTTGAAATACGTGAAGTCACCATTGAGGCTGAGTGGCTGACGGCTGGCGACAACCAAGTGTGCCCGGAGTGCGATAGCGCGGGCACAGGCACTTACACGTTGGATGAAGCCCGCGGTTTGATACCGTTGCACCCCAATTGCCGGTGTTGTTGGGTGCCGAAGACTACGCGGACAAAGCCGGTCAAGCCTACTAGGCGCCCGGCCCCGCGGACAACGGCGGGCCCGGCCGTGCCGCGTTTGGGCCCGCGGCGCGCGCCGCGCACCACAGCGGCCAAGAAGCTGCCAGAAGGCATTGAAAAGTTTTTGGCGCGCGTGTTGCAGCGCGGGGAGGTCCCAGCATTATGATACTGGAACCCAATTGCCACAAGCGCCAGCGCGTGCATTTCATAGGCGTTCGCAATGATGGCGACGAAACAACTGAACGGGTTGTTCGCAAGGCATTCCCCGACGGGGTGCCACGGGATATAGCCTATGGTGACAACCCACACACCAAACCATACCGCGGAGACCACGGTGTTCGGTATGAACAAGCAAGAAGCGAAGGATGACGTTGGCGTAGCGGCCACTGCGTGGGTGCGGGCGGATTGGGAGTTTAGGTTGGGGCCCCGTGCGTTTACAAGGGCCGCGCAAGATGGGCTAGTGCGTGCCGAGGCGGACTTGCGCAAGGCTATCACCGGACGTGATAGCCTTGCAGCGGCACGTGTGCAGTTATGGCGGCAAGAACGCGGGAGAATACAATGAATAGCGATGATGCTGCAGCGGGCAACGGGCGTGGCGGTGGCCCGTTTGATGACCAGGGCAGCAACCGTCCCGTATCGCCTGAACAGGCCCGGTTTGAGGGGGTGCGGCGGGAACTGGCGGCCAATGTGGCGGGGTACGTGCGCGACTTGCGGGACGAGGGCTTGCCTACGAAAGTGGTCTGCTTACTTGCGAGCGAGTATCAGACTTATTGGCTACGCCGGCTTTTTGTGCCAATGGATTAGTTGGGAGGTGTTGCATGGGCCGCTCGTTGTCCCTGTCCGATTACGCCTACAAGTACCAGGGCCGTAGGTTTGTCATTGTAGGCAAGGGCCCGACGGAGTTTGATTTTGGTCAGCTTGAGCAAGTGGTGGATCCCATTATCTTCATAAACGGTGCCGTGCAGTTGGCGCCGTGTGCGCGCAACGCGCCTGAGAGGTTTTGGTTTGCACACGATCTATGCCAAGCGCATTGGATTACGCGGGACATGGAGTGTACCGCTGTTTTGCCAGAGCGCGGTAGTTATAGTAGGCATGCAGACGCGCCTATGATCAGTGTGGCGGCGCTGCGCAAACAGCAACACGTCATGCCGCCGCGGTTGGTGGTTTACAAATGGGGCAGGTGGTGGCGTGAAGGCGAGCGGTATGCGGCGACGCCCAAACAGGCGGCGCGTGACGGCCGTTTATTACTGAACAGCGGTACGATACATTCGGCGCTGCATTTCGCTTGGCTGTGTGGGGCTAAGGAAGTGGCATTTATTGGCTGCGGTGGTCGTGGCACAGCATACGATAAACGCATCCAGGCGTGTCCGGGCTGTGTGCCGAAGAACGTATTTGGGAAGATACGGCGCGTGCAGGACGGTTTGTGCAAGACGTTGGGGCTGGACACTAGGTACATTGGCGAGCCCGAGGCGACAATACCGCACGAGTTGCATTTCATTTGGTTTGGGGACACTTTGCCACCTTGGTTGAGGCATATCGTCAATGGTTGGCAATCATTGCTACCCCATTGGCGGGTGTGGTTGTGGCGCGACTTGCCGCGAGAAATGCCAGACGCGCTCACCGAAGCTGCTGCTGACGCACCAGAGTTGTGTAGCCGCAGTGATGTGCTGAGCTATTGGTTGTTGTGGCAGTATGGTGGCATCTATCTGGACACTGATATACTGCCTGTGCAATCACTAGATGGCTTGTGTCAGCACAAGGCGTTTGCTGCTCGGCAACGTGACAACCGGGTAAACTGTGCGGCGTTGGGCAGTGTGCCTATGGGGCAAGCGATGGGCACTGTGCTGCGAAACATAGGCAAGATAGCGGCGGGCGGACCAAGCCCCGACCGTACTGTATATGGTCCGCGGTTGCTTACACAGTTATTTGGTAACGATGATGCTGCAGCGTGTGGCGTGTCTTTGTTGCCCACGAAAAGCTTCTACCCATTGCACGGCCAAGTTACTGCGCACAGGTATTGGAAGGCGGAGACAAGCACAGAACGGGCCGCGCTGCTGCCTGATAAAACGGGCGTCTATGGTGTGCACCTGTGGGGCGTGGAGGGCAGCAGTAAGCGTAAGGGGTACCAACATGGTGATGCCCTTGTCTACAGGCTGCGTCGCATGGAATATAAGCTGGGGCGGCCGTTACGGGGCGCCGAAGTTGGTGTGTTTGTCGGCCGGTTGTCCCAGTACATACTGCGTAGCTTACCTACCCTGCAGCTCATAATGCTAGACCAATGGTGCCCGCCCCCACCGGGTAGCAGCTACGCCACCAGCGGTGACAAGGTGGCAGACATGACGAGTGACCAGCACGCGCAAAACAAGGCGGCAGCCATGGCCCGTGTGCAGTTTGCCTTGTCACGTGTGCAGGTAATGCATATGGAAAGCGCCGACGCGGCTGTTAAGGTAGCGGCTGGCAGTCTGGACTTTGTGTTCATCGACGCTGACCATACGTATGCGGGCTGTTTGCGTGATATAGGGTTGTGGTATCCCAAGGTGCGGCCGGGTGGGTTAGTTGCCGGGCACGACATAGACAACCCCATATGCGATAGGTGGGGCGTGCGTCGTGCTGTTTCTGAATACTTGTCGCCGTTGGGTGTGTCCTTTACGGTGGGTGGTGGCTATACGTGGTTTGCGACCAAACCGGAGGTGTGCAGTGGCGCTAAGCCGGATAGCGGTAGGCATGTTGGAGACTCGCGCCCTGCCAATGGTGCCTAGTTTGGGCACTGTTGTTTCGTTGGGCGTGGCGAAGGTCATGACGCCGCGGGGACAGACGACGTGTCGGGAGTATTTTAAGGCGTTGGGCTTCAGGCGCGTTGTTACGTTGGACGTGAGCGAGTGGGAAGGCTGTGATGTCGTGGCCGACTTAAACTGGCCACTGCCAGAGGAGCTGTGTCGGGTAGCTGATTTGGTACTGGACCCCGGAACACTGGAGCATGTGTTCGATATCGCACAGGCGCTGGCCAATGTGCACAAACTGTTACGGCTTGGTGGTGTAGCTTACCACCACTCGCCAGTCAGCATGGTAGACCACGGCTTTTACAACCTGTGCCCGGCATTCTTTCACGATGCTTATGAACACAACGATTACCGGCCGGTGCGGTGTTGGGTCCACAACGTAGGTGTGGCGGGCTTGGCGGACGTGCATGAATGGCGGTATGACCCGCAGCGCACACACACGCTTGGTAGGGGACGGCACGTTATGGAAGTGATAGCGCGGAAATGTAGCGATGTCTTGTTTAGGTACCCCCAACAGCGGCGGTACGTCGAGGGCAAGTGGCATGATCATTAGTCATGAGCACAAGTTCGTGTTTGTCAGTACCCCCAAAGCCGGCACACACAGCATGTTCCCGTTCCTGGAAAAGCACTACGGTGGGTTGCGACAAACAGGACCGTACCACAGGCGCGAGGTGCCACCGAAATGCGAGGACTATTTCATATTTGCGGTAGTGCGCAACCCCTACAACCGGGCCGTTAGTGCGTGGTGGCATTTGCTGTATCGTATGCCCTACCGTGAGATATGGCGGCCTATTGTGGGTGCTGTGGACTTCGCCCATTTTGTGAAATGGGCGTGTGCGTGGCGGGCGAGACATAACGCATGGCCGCCCAACCGCGGCAACGAAGTGTTGCACAACCAGACAGAATGGTTATCAGTTATGCCGCGGTTGGATGCAGTGCTGCACTTGGAAACATTGGCACAGGACTTCTCCCGCCTACCGTTTTGTGTGGGCGAGCCTATTATCCAACGCCGTAACAGCGGCGGTAAGGGCGTGGAGGTCAGTGATTACGGTAGGTGGGAGGACTACATGACGCCCGAAGCAGTCAAAATGATTGCCATGCAATGGGCACAACCGGATTTCAAGCGGTTTGGGTACACCACGGCTATTACGCACCAACCGTGTAGCTCATTGAGGTAGTATGACAAAGCATAACGAAATAGATGCAGTACGTGAACAACGGTGGTTGGAACTGCTCATAGGACAGTTGCGCGAGGGTCGTTTTTTTGGCACCGTCGAGATTAAGTATGCTAACGGCCATGTTTTGCGCATCGAAAAGCACGAAACGCTGCTGCCACCCACACGTGGGCGTAGTGGGTAGCATTTTATGCGTCTAACGCATTTGCATTTCTTGCAGCTTGTGGTATAAACAATAATGAACGTGTCCCACGAGGGAGCCTTCATAGGCTCCCTTTTTGTTTAGGTGGCGTGACATGCCCATACCCACGCCGGGCAAAGACGAAGCACCCAAAGCATTTGTCAAACGGTGTATGGGCAACGCGACTATGACAAAGGAATACCCGGACAGCGAGCAGCGCTACGCTATCTGCATGGCACAGGTGAAGCAAAACATGCAACATCTACGCACGCTAGTGGGCAATACGGTTGGCAAGGTCCGTTATGAGACTATGGCGGGGCGACGGTACCTTGTGGCACCTGTGGTGATGGCTGTGGAGGGTGTGCTGGATGGCAGTGCCGGCCCGTTGCTGTACCCAAAGGAGGAGTTGGCCAAGAATGTGTCGCTGTGGGACCACAAGCCCATTGTAGTGTACCACCCGCAAATCAATGGTGTGGGCGTTAGTGCTTGCGATCCCGACGTGCTGACCACGCATAGCATTGGGCTCATGCTTAACACGCGGTGTGACAATGCCGGTAAGCTGAAGACCGAAGCATGGTTGGAGGAAGACCGCATTGCCGCAGTAGACCCGCGGGTACTGGAGGCTGTTGCGACCAATACCATGATGGAGGTTAGCACCGGGTTGTTTTTGGATGAGGAAACTGTGGAGGCGGGTGTTTGGAATGGCAAGAAGTACGATGCGATAGCGCGCAACTACAGGCCAGACCATTTGGCACTGCTGCCCGATAAGGTGGGGGCGTGCAGTATTGCCGACGGTGCTGGCTTTTTGCGGCTGAACCAGCGACCGGCAATAAGCGAAGATGAGGCCCGTACTGCCTTCCGTACCTTCTTGGGGGCCATTGGTTGTGTGACGAACGAACTGTCCTACGAGGATAGGCGCGAGCAGTTGCGTGCGGCCGTACAAACGGACAACAGCGACAGCTATATTGTTGACGTGTTTGATGACACGTTTGTTTATGAGCGTAGCGGCAAGCTGTACCGTATGTCATACGGCATAGCGGAAG